TATTTAACGATTGATGATAAATATAAAAAATACTTGTATGGATTTAAGAAACGAATTGCAGATAATCATACATATAATAATGATTATTTACTGTATGCTTATCATCAAGATTATTTAAATAATATGCAAGGACAAAATGCAAATCTTAATAATACAAACCATTATCTACCTCTTCAAAAAAATATTAAAAAATTAATTTATAAACAAGATACAAATGAAAATACAGATTATAATTCTTGTATAGTTATTGATGAGAATTTATATAAAAATATAAGATTGTTTCGATTAGCTAAAAGAATTTCATTATTAGACTCACTTATGAACGATAATTCTGAAATTAAAATTGATAAAATTACTGATGTTTTAGTAGACGAAATAGTTAAATTATGTCATTCAGTAGGTTATCATTGTATTATATATGATGATGTAATTAAAATTTATAAAAATTGTATACCTATATCTAGATTAAAAATAGATAAATTAGAAGAAGGTGAATTTTATGGATTTGAGATTAATTGTAATCATAAATACATGTTAGAAGATGGTACTATTACACATAATAGTAATGGAAAATCATTAACAGTTGATATGTTAAATTTTGCATTAGGTGATTTTGCTGCTGAGGTGCAAGTTACACTTTTAACTAGAAAACGACCAGATTCAACTGCTCCTAATCCAGAATTAGCCAGAACAAAAGGGAAACGATTTGTAACATTGCAAGAACCTGAAAATACTGATACTCTCCAAATTGGATATTTAAAATCATTAACTGGTGGTGCAAAAGTATCAACTAGAACTTTAAATGAAAAAACATTTGAATTTGAACCACAATTTAAATTATTCTTACTTTGTAATAAAGTGCCTGAAATACCATCAAATGATGGAGGTACGTGGCGACGTGTAAGAGTATCACCATTTGAAATGAAATTCGTAGATAATCCAGTTCAAACATTTGAGAGAAAAAAGGATAATGATTTGAAAGAAAAAATTAAAAATGACTGCTGGAAAGAAGCACTATTAAGTTTTTTAATAGAACATTATGAGAATAATGTTGCGAATAAACCGATTGTAGAACCACCTAAAGTATTAACATATACAAAATTATATCAAGATATTTCAGATGTATATCAAAATTTCATTAATGATAGATTACAATTTACTAATAATAGTAAAGATACATTAACCTTTAAAGTATTGTATGAAGATTTTAAATTATGGTTTAATGCTACACGCAATGTTAGAACTACTGTAAAATTAGCTGAATTTAAAGTAGAAATAATTAATAAAGTTAAACCTGATGCGGTTAAAGGACAATGTGTCAAAGGAGTACTTATGAAACCAGGGGATCATGAAATTCAAAATTTAAATAAGAAGGATATAATAGATACTGATGATGAAGGTAAAGATGGGGATGGAGAGAAAAAAAATAATGCTTATGCATAAATTTATTCTTCTAATACTTCACCATATCCAGCTTCAATTAAACTATCAGCCCATCCTGTAAGGTACATTCCAGCTATTACTGAAAATAAACCTAATACTAATATAATCATTTTTGGTATAGTTAACCATAACTGATCACTACATTTTTTATCTTTCTTAAGTAAACTATTTTGATAATGAGTTATAATAATAGCTAAAATTAGATATGGTACAATGCCATAATTAGCATGTAATTTAATAAAGGTACCTAAATTCCATTGTATTGATTGAAATAATGACATTTTTATGTATATATATATTATTAATGAAAATAAAAATTGATTAATAAAAATATTAATTATTATTATAAAGTTTATATTATATTATATTATAAGGATGAACTTTTGTAAGAAATGCAATTATGTCTTGAATATTACTAAAAAACAATTAAATGAGGAAGAAAAAAATCATTATAAAATTGCTACAGTTGAAGCATTTTTAAATTATGTTAAATATAACATAACTGAAGCAAATCAAACATTAGAAATTAAAATTGATCGAGATTCATTAAAAGAAAAATTATTAGCTAAATTTAAAAAAAATACTGATAAAATTGATGAATTAATGGAACAATATGACGTGATATCATCAAAAAAAAATAATTTTGATGTTTATTTAGTTTGTACTAATTGTAATTCGGCATACACTATTAATCCAAAAACAATTATTTTGACAACTAATATAGAAACAGTACAATTTAAAGAGGTAAATTTAGATTATAAATGTAAAGACCCGACGTTACCAAGAACTAAAGATTATATTTGTCATAATGAAGATTGTGAAAGTCATAAGAATTTGAATGATAAGGAGGCAATTTTTTACAGAGAAGGAAGTGGTTATATGACTAGATATGTATGCTGTAATTGCAAGACTAGTTGGATTATTTAACTGGTTTACTTTATTACTTTATAGTTAACTGGTTAAATTAAAATTGATTTTTTCTTATTTTATATATAAATATTATATTATATATATTATATGCCACCCAAAAAGAAGGTAACTATTACTACTAAACCTACTACTAAACCTCCTTCGACTATTAAGCCTCCTTCTGCTAAACCTCCGTCAATTGTAAAAAAAGATGATGATACAGAAGATGATGATAAAAGTTCTGTATCAACTGATAGTGATATAATGTCGGGTACTTTTAGTCAATTGGATGAAAATGAAGAGCAACCCGATGATGTAAATGAATCGGATGTTGAATCAGTAGAAGAAGAGGAAATTGAGGACGTTATAGAAGCTACTGAAGAAGAACTTCCAGAAGAAGGTGTTGAAGATAGTGAAGCACCAAAAATCAAAAAGAAAAAAGGAATTAAAAAAGCAATTGTAACAAATACTGAATGCTTGTATAATAATATTGATTTTGAAGAAGATTATAATGAGAAAGAAGAACAAATTGAAGATAGTAAAAGAATTACACTTAATCGTTTAACTAAATATGAGAAGGTACGTATTATTGGTATTAGAGCAAAACAAATTATGACTGGAGCAAATATTTTAATTAAAGGGATTGAAAATAGAACTCCAATTGAAATTGCAGAATTAGAATTAAAACATAATATGGTACCTTTTAAAATTAAAAGAAGATTACCAAATGGTAAATTTGAAATTTGGAAATTATCTGAATTAGAGAAGTAAAAATTTTTTTTATTAATTTATATTAAATGTTACTTAATATAAATAATAAATTAGTAGATATAAAAGAATCTGATATATTATATAATTTATATTATAATTTAGCTGAACTTCCTAAAAAAGTTAAAGGGTCTAATGAAGATATTCAGGAATTAAAAGACACAATCTCAAAAATTGATAATTATATTCCACTTTATGATATTTTTTCAAAGAATATTTATTTAGTTAAACCAGAAGATGTATATGATAAAATTACAAATTTATATTATCGCCCTCTTACTGCTGAATTATATGATTATTTAAAATCTATAAAAACTCAAGATAAATCATTAAAAGAAAAACTAGAAAAGAATCTTAAATTTATGGATAATTTTAATCTTAAAATATTAGAAGAAACATATATTAAAACATTTTATTATCAATCTAATAAAATTGGAAAAAATTTTACTTTATGTATTAAGCCATCTTTTTTACCATTTATTAATATAAATCCATATTATAATCGTGATGAATTAATAAATATGGGATTGAATCTTAAAGTAATAAAAGAGGATGATACATTTTATGATAAAAAAAAATTAAATTTATTATGTGAAAAAGTTTCTGATTTAGAAATAGATTCAGATACATTACTTAATCATTATTTATTTATTCAAGAAAATAACATTAAATATTTTATAAAATATTATTCATTTATGGGATCATCTCATACAAATTATTATCTTCGTAATGTTTGTACTAAAGATCCACTTATTGAAACTAATATAAAAAATTTATATGATATTATTGCTAAATCACCTAGTTTCAATAAAAATTATTATGTTTATAGATTAATCGGGAATGATGATTTTTTAAAAAATATTCGGATTGGTGGATATTTTGAAGATAAAGGTTTTATGTCAACTTCTCGAAATCCATTTTATAATCCAAATACAAATGAATTTGGTCAAATATTAGTAAAAATTAAATTACCAAAAAATATGGAAGGTGTTGGTTTATGCATCGAAAATTATTCTTTATTTCCAGAAGAATATGAAATTTTATTAAATCCTTGTAAATTAAAATTAATTAAAAAAGATACTGAATCATTTGTTTATTATCATATTGATAAAAAAGCACAGCGTTCTATAACTACAAAATATGAATTTGAATATGTAGCTCCTCTTAAATTAAATCTTAATAATTTAACTAAAAATTATGATTCTGAAATTGATATACCATTTATTGACATTTTTAATACTACAATTAATGGTAAGAATATTGATGATAAATTAGAAAATTTTAATGATATGCTTTCACAAATAAATACATCTAGACGCTTTTACACAGAAATAAATGAAAAAAAAATTATTATTAATGTCAATAAAATGAATGATAAAAGAATTTATGAAAAATATTTCTTTCTTCAAAAAAAAATATATAATGATGATGATATTATTCAAGAATTATATTTAACATATCAAGATGAAAAAACAGGAGAAATATTATTAATGATTGAAATTAAAGATATTATTTCCGTTAATTATTTACAGAAATTTACAGGATGTAATAAAGAATTTAATGATGAAGAATTACTTCAATTAATTAGTGGTATTGCAAAAATGTTTGAAATATATTCTGTTATTATACATCCAAATTTTAAACCATTTTCAACAGTTATTAATATTACTCCATCCGAATATAAATTTGTTATTAATAATGAGACTGATTATCATAGTATTAAAAGATTAAGTAATGATATTGTATTATTTAATAATGATTTAATGAATTATATATTAATGAAAAAAGAACGTTTTAATAGTATTGCTATTAAAATGAACTATAAAAGATATCTATTAGATAAATTAAAACTAATACAAATTAAAGATGTTTTTACTAAGGAAAATTATGAAATATATACTTTAATTAAAAATGAATCTACTCTTAAAAATTTAAATGATTTATTGATATTTTTTTATAAAAATTATTTCTATTTATTAGATAAAGTTATTTATTTTATTAATTTACATTTTGATAATAATTTGATCATAAATAAATTATATTATGAATTTGATATTTCAAAATATTTATTTGAAAAAGGTATATTAAATTATACTATTAATAATGATACAAATTTAATAGAAAATTATATAACAAAATTAGATATCTATAATATTAAAAAAAAAGATAGATAATAATTATAAACCTTTTATAGACTTTTTTAATTCAATATATTTTGTTTTGTATTTAATATATTTATTAAAGTATTTATCATTATTTCCACCTAACATTTGTTTTTTATACAATAAATCAGTAATATTTGTTTTAATATCCATTTTTATTTCAAAATCATCTTCAATTTTTCCTTTAAACCCAATACTTGGATCAATTTTAGGAGCAACTAATTTATCTTTTGTAAAAACTATTCCAATATCTGTTTTTTCATTTTCTTTTTTCCAATCTGCAGCTGTCCAATCTCTTTTATTTTTAAAATCTCTAAATGTTTTTGGCTCTTTTCCTTCTTTAACCACCATAAAACTTCTACCAGATTGCATGACTAATTGTGGGTTTTTAAATCCAGAAATATCTACATTATTTGATATTCTTAACTCATTTAATATATTTACAGGTTTTTTTTCAAAAATATTTTGTAATAAATTAATAGTTGTCATTAATATAATAATATATATTTTATATTATTATATTTAATTATTTATTGTTGAGCACATTGAACTCTTTCTCCCCCTTCTGTATGTTCTGTTTCAGTTGTATTACTATCATTATCATATGTATTTAATTCACATAGTACATATCCACTTGTATTTGTATTGTTGTATTTTGATTTATTATCATATTCAAATATTTCAGCTAATTTATTTTTAATATCATCTGATAATACATCGGGATATGTTATTTCAAAATTAATAACTAAATCTCCTCTTTCAGATTTACCTAAAATTGGCATGCCTTGTTCTCTAACCACTTTTCTATCATTATTTTTAATAATTGCATTAAAATTTTTAATAATTAATTTTTGTCCATCTATACCCTTAATAATTGTTTCAAAACCACAAATAGATTGTACTAAACTAATTTTTAAATTATAAATTAAATCATTATTTGATCTTGAAAAATCTTTATGAGGTACTTCTTTAACACGAACTACTAAATCTCCTCTAGAATCTTTGAATTTATGACCCTTGTTTTTAAATCCAATTTCTTGACCATCTTTAGTTCCCTTTAAAATATTTAATTCTAAAACATCTTTAATCATATTTCCATTTTCTAAATCTTTATATTGATAATCAATATTCTTTTTTAATCCATTAAATGTATCATTCAATGAAATTTCAATTTGAATTTTTATATTTGAATTTCTTCTCATAAACATTTCTTGAGGATTCATTCCACCCATTGGCATTCCATTTACAAAAACTGCTGGCATACCACCCATTCCTCCCATCATTCCGGGAAATCCTCCCATCATTCCTGGAAAACCACCCATCATACCTCCCATACCTCCCATACCTCCCATCATCCCTTTAAATATTTCATTAATATCTACTTCTGTCGGAACATTTTGTTCATCTACAGAACCAGTCTGATCAAATCTTTGTCTTAGTTCTGGATCAATTAAAATATTGTATGCTTTATTTATCTCTTTAAATTTTTCTTCTGCATTTGCTGCTTTATTTTTATCTGGATGCCATTGTTTAGCTAATTGACGATATGCATCTTTAATATCTTTATCTGTTGCATCTTTTGGAACTTCTAATACATCGTATGGATTCATTATTATAATATTATAAATGAATCTTTAAGTTATATTATTATAATAATAATAAAAATAAAAATAAAAAAATTACTTTGGCCATTTAAAAGTTGGATGAGTCATATATACTTGTTCTAATGTACTTTCATCATCAGTATCTTTTTTAATTTTATAATCTGGCATAATACAATATTTAAATTGTATTTCAAATCCTTGATAATTTTGAATTGGATTTGTTTCATCGGCAGTGTAAATAAAATCTGCTAAGATTTCAAACCCTCTACTGTGTACAAATAATGGAGATATATCTTTAGTTTCCATTATTTCTTTTATTTTTGGATAATAATCCAATGTTTGTTTTTCTAATGTAAATTCATGATTTTTCTTCCATCGAACTAATTGAAATCTTAATTTTTGTCCATATTCAATAGGAATTGTAAATGGTGTATCCCGAATCATACTCACTATATTACTATCATCGGTTGTATGATATACGAACCAACTATTTGTCATAAATGGTTTAAATTCTTTACTATCATCATCAGTTTCAGATTTAAATAATCTTGCAAAAAAATAGATATATTCAGAATAACTCATTCTATATATTATGTTATTACTATAGACTATTAGAATAGATTAATAGATATTCAATTTTTTAAAAAAATTGAATATTTTACATTATTAAGGCGTGATACATTCTGGGGTACTAACCGATTATAGACTATAAGGACTTGACTTTCTAGATTCTACAGCATGGCAGATTTAGATTCTGATCCAACTGATACCCAAAGTCTCAATAAGATTGAGGTAATGGTGCATCAAACTCCAGAAAAAAAACTCACACAAATTCCGATGGGATCCTTAATAATAAAAATGTTTGTTAACAATATTTCTTGGAAATTTATTGTTAATATAACAATTAATATTATTTTGTCTTCCATTATAATTCCAAGTTTGTACAAATTTGCTAATGATGATATCATTAAAGATTTAAATGTACAAAATGGGTTATTGTTTATATTATTAGCTATTACTTTTGAAATTTTATCCATTATACATAAAAACATTTTTATCCAACCAAATAAAGAACAATTTAATACTAGTGTCCATTGTAGTCTTGAACAGGAAATTAATAAGAATATACTTTTAATTACATGGAATAATGTAAGAGAATTAAATAAAAATGAATTAGATAATAAAAAACAAATGGCTAAATGGGCTATTAAAAGTTTAGTAACTAATATTCTCAACACCTTTATGAGTTTGTTTTCATTCTTTGGTTATAGTTTCTGGATATGTTATATATCCCCAGTATCTTTTGGAATCTATGTAACTCTAATGATTTTCCTCTTAATATTTTATCCTTACAAGGAAAAAAATAAGAACGAATCTAGACAAGATATTTGGGATAATTATTATAATTTACAAACTGGTTTTTATACTGATATCATTCATCACAAGGGGGAAAATACATTAAAAGAAATGGAAAAATGTATTGAGAAATTAGAATCTTGCCGATACAATGACAAGAAAAATGATGCAATATTTACTGACACTATTGATACTATCTTTAATTTAGGTTTTATCATTAATTGTTTATTATTCGCCTATTTAATTCCATTAAGTGATATTATTATTTATATTCAATATACGTGTTTGATGAGGAATTCTGTCTCAATGTTTTTTAGTATTCATACTCAATATAAGGAATCAAAGAGAGAATATGAAAAGATTGTAGAAATTATTTCTAAATCAAAGAAGCGAATTGAATTAGAAAAGAAAGATTTTATTGATAAGATTACTATTGAATCTTTGAAATATATTTATCCTAATGATTCAAATTCTTCAAACAAACCTTTTACTATTAAATTGGGTGAAGATCAAAAATTAGTTTTTAAGAAAGGACAGATTATTAAATTAGTTGGTAATTCTGGGAGTGGAAAATCATCATTTGTTGATATACTTAATGGAGTCATTCCTTTTTCAGAAATTAATTTAGATATTAATTTAGATAATGATGAAAAAATAGCTGGATTTGATGCATTAACTCATTTGAGATATTATATTGAACAACAAGAATCAATTTGCTGGAAACCTTCTATGTACGAAATAATAAGTAATAAAGAAATTGTTAATGAAGAAGATGAAGAAATTGTTTGGGAGGCATTAAGAATTAGTTCTTGTCTTGATTTTGTCAAGAGAGAAAATGTTGAAGATGAACGTAAATGGATTCATACCAAGAACATTGGTATGAGTGGAGGTCAGAAAGGTAGAATAGCAATTGCTAGAGCGACTTA